TTCAGTGGCGTTTCAAACCAATTATTAATTGCTAACTCTGTTTGATTTGTAACACGTATTATATCTTCACGTTTTACATCAAATTGAATATTAGAAAATTCTACTTCCGGTGCCACTGGTGGCGCAGGTACCGCTGGCGGTTCAGGATACAATGGGTTAGGATACATCTCTGCTATACCATCTGTATTAAGATCCTGCCATAATTCTGTACTTTCATCTGTTAACTTAACTTGATTTACACCATGTGGATAACCATTTATTACTTTTATGGTACCAGTTCGCAAGAATAGATTTCCTGCACTAATACTTTTTTGTTTTAATGAATAGTCAATAAAAAATGTGCTACAACTGTCAAAATGATAACTTAAAAAAGTATCATGTTCAATTGAATAAAGTTTTTTGAATAAACTAGAACGTTTACCACTATGATGTGAATGTGATGATAGATGCTGGTCTGCAAATAATTGATTATACGTATTTTCTGTTAGAACTTCAACATTTCGGCGAGATCGTGCATAATATGGTGCTTCAAATTCAGGTACGTCTATAAATTCAACATTTACGGTATCAGCAAAATCTACATCTGATGGACTACCAATTAATGATTTAGTATAGTAATATTCTCTATGCATATTATTATAGTTATATAAGGTATAATCATTCGTTCCTGCTTGATCACGTTCCTTAATAAAGATAGTGGCATTATTTAATGTTAAATCTGGTAATGCCCATACTAATTGATACTCTAATAAGTTCAGTGATGCCAATGCATCAGATGCATACACAGGTAATGTGGTATCATCATATCTATAATAGTTGTTAACTTCTTCTAATGTCATTGACGAAAGAATACTATTTACTGGAACATCTGCAATTCTAGGAGATAAAATATCAAATTCAGAAAGAATTAATTCTAATCCATTCTGTATATCTCGACTATAATCTATGTAGTAATCATTATTTACAAGAGGAGTTCCATCACTGCGTACATTTGGAATTGCAATTGGAGTATCTGATATATTTTGATTATCTACATCAGTTGTTCTAAATTGAAAATCTTGATCACCGGTGCCTAAAAGTTGCCACGTTATGTTGCTTTTATACCAATATGTAACTCTATCTGGACCGGTAATTACTGCAACATCACCTTCCAATCCAAGACTACTGACTGGAGAATTTGTGGTATAATCTATACTTGCATTTAGAGGATCATAATTAAGAACATAATCAATAACTTCTGGTATCCACTCAGTATTATTCCACTTAAATAGTCCGAAGTTAGATTTATTCATATAAGTTGAGTTGTTATTTGGAGCAATATCCTGTGATGGCATTGCTGCACCATGTCTCATATATAGTGATGTGACAGTTACATCTCTTACTGAGTCATAATATGACGATGTGACAATTCCTTGTGTGTAATCTTCAACTCCGATTACTTCTAGTACTTCGCCATTACCGTTCAATGGTCCAACTGCATTAGATTTAAATTTTACATTTACTACATTATCGCTTGCGCCCATTATATAGTAATCAGTGTTGCCTAATTCTTTTATGATATAAGTTTTACCAGGATCAATTTCCGATGATGGAATTCTGTGGTCATCATATAAAAATCTTTTTAGATAAATTGTTTCACCTGGCGATAAATTTACATTTCCTTTCCATTCTACATTATGTAGATAGAAATGCATTGCCCGAATTAAAGCATCAACATCGTTGACATTACGAATTACTAAGTCTTCGTCAACTGTTAGTCCAGGTTCTGGATTATTTGCACTATCCAACCAAGACTGAATAACTGCATGTGCATTTTCGAATGCACCAAATTGAACTTCGTCAATCGCATCATCTATACCAACGAATAACTGATTCGTATCTATAGTGAATCCCATTTCGCCAGTTTCAAATGTGTCAACGCCGATTTCTTCACGTAAACCGCGTCTTAGTAGAATTTTTACGTTTGTTATAGCCATTTCGTGTAACTCCTAGTTACATGTATTTATCAAAATACTCTTGAACTTTATTTGCCCATTGCAAGGAGTAGTTATCAAATTCTTCACCTTCTACTACAAACTCTTGGTAATTTCCTAAATTATCTGCCTCTGCATCCCATCCAATCATCATAATAACAATTGTACGAATATTTGTTCCATATAATTCATTATGAGCGGCTGCATATGCTGCACCTTGTAAAAAATAATCGTCGATCCATGCCCGCTTTTTTGGCTTACGAGTTGTTTTAAAGTCAACAATTGCTTGCTGTCCTTTATATACACCAATGCAATCAGCAGTTCCAGCATATAAACCCGGATAATATAATGGTACTTCTGTGCCCCATACCTCATTAATTTTACTTAGTCCAGATGAAATTACAATATCTGATAGTTCTTTTGCCATCTGATGTATTAGATTACTACCAGACGGGCGATCTTCTTCTAAAATAAATTTCTCTAAATGTAAGTGTACCTGAGTGCCAATACCTGTGGCAAGGCGCATAATACGGTCCGCCTCTTCGTTGCCAACACGTTTTCGCCATTCATGAATAGCGGCTTTATCTGCAAGTGCACTTAAAACTGTCGTGACACTAGGCAAAGGTTTCCCGTCAGGTGTTTGATAATGTCTAGAGCCATTAACATTAACACGGGACAAAGGAGCATATGAATAAGTTTCTTTTAACATAGAGTAATATTATCATATAAATTTAGACTTGTCAAGAAAAAAGCGCAAGATATTATATCTTACGCTCTTATAATAATTATAATTCACTGAATAATATTACAAATGCGGTTTTAAATCAGCAATCATACGATCTTTTGTATTTCTACGATCCAATTGAATTCCTAAGTTTTCATCTGCCCAAATATCAATTTCTTTTTTGGTCATTTTAGTAAAATCTGGAACAGTGTTTTCATTTGAAACTTCTTCTTTTGTTTCAATTATTACAGATACAGATGCATTTGTATCAACTGTAATTGGAGCAACGGTTTCTACTACCGCGTCTTTAACTTTTTCAGAAACTGCAATTTCAATTTGTTCTTTTTCTTTTTTTAGTTTTTCTGCCGCGGCTTCTGCCTTTTTCTCTGCCATAAGTGCAGAATTTTTTCTTGCTGATTTATTTGCCAAAGTCTCCCGGCGTTTTTCTGCAACCTCTGGAGATAAAGTTTTTAATACTTCTTCTGATGTACTACTTTCAATAGATTTAATTATGGTCTTCATTTCTTTCTTAGAAACTATTCTCGGCTCTTTACCGCCTTTAATTATAAGTGGCATTATTTTATTCTCCTTGATGTTGCTTTCGTAGCAAGTTTTTTAACAGCTTCTTTAGAACTATCATCATTATCTGATGTAGGGACAAATTCTAATTCTATACTGCTATTAGTCGCACTATTAACATATTTACTATTTGTAAGTAAGTCAACTAAGCCTTCGATAGTTATCGAATGGCCAAGATCATTTAACTCGCGTACCATTATTTCAGTACCTATACTATTAATATCATTTGCTTTTAAGCGAACAAGATAAACATTAATATCATTCATAAGTTGAGACTTATAATTGTCATTTTCGCTTAAAAGTGTAGAAATTTTCATTTTATGTTCTCTTTGTTCTGCCTAATGGTTCATCATCCGGACCAGATGCCGCTTCATCACCACCTGCAAAAGCATCGCCATCTAATTCAACATCATCTTCAAAATCATCTTGCATATCGCCGCCGATTTCAATATCGCTTGCCATATCATTTGATGGTTTTTCACCATTAAGAACTAGAACTGCATCATTAACAGTATCTTTTGTTGAACGTGCCTGTCCCAATAGACCAGAAATAGCATCATTCACTGACTCTTTGAATGCTGTTGCACGATCTGCACCATGTGAGTATGCCATTTCATCTGATAGTGGTCCAAGTTGATCATTTTGTAATTTACCTAATTTTTCAATCATATCCTGTAGTTCATCTACCATGCCACGCGCCGCCATCAAAACTTCGGCTTCTGCTGCATCACTCTCAAGCAAGGTATTAAGTTCTGCTAATAAGTTTTCTTGAATTTTTTGAGTTGACATTTTATATTCCTTTTGACCGTTGAAAGTATTTGAAAATTCATTTTGTGTATTTACTTTTGGTGCATCGCTTTCATTTTTATTGCCGCCAAGTGCTTTAGCAGCAACTGCACGTGTTGCAACATTGGCTGCTGCGCCAGCAACTTTACTACCAACCTTTTTTGCAACCGCGCCGCCAACTGCTCTTGCTGCCATACCAACTAATGGCACTAATGGTAATACTTCGTCGGTGCGTTCTTTGCCTTCGGCATGCATTGCTGCCATATGTGCTTTATATTTCTTGGTACCTTTTTTATGAGGACTTTTACCTTCTTTCATATATGAAGATTCTTTTACCCAGCAATCTAGTGTAGGATCATTACAATCATTTTTACAATCAGTTGTTGGCTTGCCGAAGGTATCACCGCAATCTTTACATACTGCTTTCATTGCATTTTCCTTTGATGCTTCGTAAGTTGTCATTGTATCAAACTCATCGTCATCAAATTCGCCAAATGCTGGGTGTTCACCATGACCGAAAAACTTTTTAGCTTTTTTAGTAGCTTTGCCGATTTTCTTACCTGCTGCTTTCACCGTGTCTTTGATGCCTTCATCTACTGACTCGCCCATTTCTTCTGCTTTTGACGCATGTTTGGCTTTCTTCTTAGCCGGCGATTTGCCTTTTTTCTTTGCATCTTGATATGCTTTTAAACCTGCTGGTAATTCACCTTCCGCAACGTGTGCTTTCAATAGTGATTTGATTGTTTCAATCATAAGCATGTTTTCAACATATGCACGATCCTGGTGGTCTGCAGTCATTTCACGCTTTTGTGCTTCTAATTGTGCTTTCGCTTCTCTCAGTGATTCAAGATCACCATCTACTTCATAACCAAAGTTGCTTTTCATATACTCATTCATTTTTGAAGAGATAGCAACTGGGTCAGAGTTGTAAAAAATTGTTTTTCTCATGGTATTTGCCCCAATACATAAAGTTATATCATGTATTTATCTTTTTAGTTTCATTTTCTAATTTACTTAATCGACTCATATATGGATTTTATACTACGTTTTGCACTTCCTGCCTCAGATTTAGCACGTGTAAATCGTGCTTCTGCAATATTCATCTTGCCAGTATCCTTGCGTTTCTTTGCTTTAGAATATGTATCTTTATACTGAATGGCATCAAAATAGAATTTTTCGAATACTGCGTTACTTGCCATTATTTTTGTTAATTCTGGTGAGTTTATTTTCTTTCCAGAATTCAAATGTCTTGTTATAACATATGCAGTTTCATACAAACAAATTTCCTCAAATAATGTATCATCTGAACGATTGTCCCTAATATCATAGTAACCATTGTCATTTTTTTCAACAGAAAACATTCCTACTTTTACACCATTATGTGTCTTTGTAGACTCATTCATTGTTGTTGCAACTTTTTTACTAACATTGTTACTGGCACTATTAAATGCGTTCATAATATTTTCCATTGCTTTAATATCTGCAGTTTTAACTCCATGTGATACATCAATATGACCAGAGTCAGCCATTACTTGCTGTTCATGGGCAACCTGTTCTTTTAATGCAGTTTTGTCACCGTTCAGTGCCTTCATTAAATTTGACATTGCATTCACATCTTGTTTACTAGGTGTTGTCATTACATCCTCCGTTAGTTGACTCTATATCCACGTAGTGTTGGTACTAGCACACCTTTATGTACTAGTTTGTCAGCAATTAATGCTGCACGTTCACTCAATTGAGATTCATTAACATATTCATTCTCAGTAAACATTTCTGCTAATAAATCACTTTCTTCTTCGGTGATCATCACATATATACCACCTAATACTTCTTGTAATTTCATGCTAACCTCCTTAAATAGGCTGAGATTATTTTAGTTTATTTAATAGACTTCTAAATTGCTGGGCAGTCTTTGGATCACTTGCTAATTTATCTACCGATGATGCCTGTGCTGCCATTGCTTTCCGTTGCATTGGTGTTAAGGCTTTTCCTTGTTCTGCTTTATCTAATGCAGATGCCGCTTGTTGTCCAGTTACTCCACCTAAATTCTTTTTGCCCAGACGCTGCATTGCTGCTGCTTTCTTGCTCATCGTGGCGTTATCTGTTTGTGCACCGGCTGCAGGGGCTGACGCTGAAGATTGTGCTTTCTGTCCACGCATTTCGCCCGGCGATAATGTACTACCAGTTGAATATGCCTCTTCGACGCTAAATCCCAATATTTCTTTTGCAGTGTCTGAATCTTGATCACGCAATGCTCTCATTAAATTCACATAGTTACCAAAGTCAAGGGTTTTCATTCTATCTTTAACGTCGGAATCATTTGCACCAACTAAATCTGCAATATTAGTCAACTTAGTATTATAAGTTTCAGTGACCATCGCATTTTCTATATCATTTTTTAATCCCATTATTTTTCTACCTATTTAACATTTTTAATCGTTTACTCGCTGGATTCATTCTCTTAGTCATTTTTGATTTTCGGGACATCCGTGTACCCATTTTTGCTTTAGTTTTTGCAAGTGTGAAACGTTTCTTTACATCTACAGGTTTAAAACATGCAGATGGATTTTTAACAGTTTTGCCTTTTAATCTACCTGATGAACAACGATATTTACGTACCACTTTTTTACCACTACGGGCATAAACAAGTTTTGCTTCATAAAACTCTTCTTTTGGCGTTATAATCTCTTCTATTATCATTATATCACCTTAAACACAGAAGTCAATAGTGCAATTAGCAATGTACCAAATAATGTTGAACTTGCCCAAACAACTATCTTTTTTAATTCTGTAAATTGTTCCTTTGTATCTAATGTTTGACGTTCTACTAATGTTTCTAACCGCCTGATTGAATCATCTAATTTCTTAAATCGTTCATGATTAACTGCTACATGAGTTTCTAAACTCTGCATCTCAAGTGCTGCTAATTGCGGTTCATTTATAGACATCGTTCTTCTCCACTAAATGTTATATGTATTTATCATTTTAGTTTAGAAGAATTATCCACATATAAAAAAACCCAGTAAAAACTGGGTTTTTTCTTTACATTCACTGCTTAATGGGGTATCTCCACATTCTATTTCATTATGCGAATGATTCCAAGACCATACTATGTAGTGGGCGCTCAATAGAATGTAGATTTATAGTAGTTCTGACATCTCAAATTCCATTGTGATAGGATCAATTGGCACACCATCAATATCTACACCGTAGAATATTTCTTTAAGTAATGCGACATTATCGCCACTACGTTGAAATGCTTGCCCATGCTCTACCGCAAATTTAAAAATCATACCATTACCAGTTAGTGTCGGTGCTAGACCAGTAAGTGATACTGGAATAGGACTATTCATAATTACAGGTTGTGCCACCAGATTGATTAGATTACAAACATCATCAAAATTTTGTTGTGACTGATCTAAGATATCACCGGTTGAGGTGATGTCTAATGTTTTTACATATATTGTATAAAAATTCAAGTTACCTGATAGATTTTCACTTGAACCTGCTGCACCGTGTATTCTTGCCATATTATTTTCTCCATTATGGTGTATGTGAGTATTTATCAATATCTGATGATAATTAAAAACAAAAAAAAGACCCAGCATAGCCGGGTCTTTATACTCTAATAGATAGAGGTTATGTATTAGTAATCAAAGTCTGTTACTGTATAACCTGCACCTAGTGCTGCTTGTAGGTCTGCTGCATCCCATGCGCCGTTGTTTTCAACTGCAACACGTTCGCCGCCTGCACCTAGAATTACAACTGTTGCTCTCATACCAACTGTTTCGACAACTAATTTCATGTCTACTGCTGATGTGTGTGCAATTGTGAAGTGTACTAGTGATCCTGTTAGGAATTGACCTGCGTCATATGATTCATGTACTTTTGCTACCATTTTATTTCTCCATTAAAATTTGTTGAGACTTTATCATCTCTATACTTTTATTTATCATTTCTAGCCAACAAATATGTTATTGTTTATTCCTAGGCTGAAATTTTCTTAGTCCAGATTTGTCAGGTGATTGATATGATGTATTTCCCATGCGTTTTCCTAATGCATCTGCGCCCTTTGATAAGGCATATATACCACCAATCGCAGCGGCAGCTTTTACTATTGGTTTATTCCATATCTTTTTCTTTTTATCATTTTTGTCATTGACAATATAATTACCACGTTTCTGAAAAGACATTAAAGGCTTCATCATTTCACTTCTTGGTGCCTTTGAACGCATAAATTGTACACTTCGAGTTACAAGTAATGATCTTTGATTTTGATTTAAGTTTTCCCAATCACCAACCAAACGGCGCATCGATTTGAGCATACTGTCTTGTATATTAAACTGACGCTGAAATCTTAAAAGCATCTTTTGTTCATATGCAGAATTTGATTTATTATTTCCTATATGTGTAAGATATTGTAGTATATCTGTTTTATTAGGCGAAATTCGTTTCTTCGCAATAATATCTTTATCATTTGTATACTTTTGATCTTTGCCCATTAATCGATTTAATGAAATATATAAATCAGTGCCACTAGTTCTAAACGTATCAAAATTTCTAAACGTAATACTACGGGCTGCATATTCTGATGCCAATGGCGAATAATCATAATCTTTATTAAAAATATTAAGTACCATTAAATACATAAATGCGAGATTTGCTGCATCATCTAAATCTACACTTGCAGCAATATTCTTAGTTCTGAATAATCTACTTTCAGATAATTCATTTAATAATTTCAAATTCATACTATCGTTGATTTGTTCTGGATCATGGCCACCATAAATTGCTGCCCATTGACTTGCTGTATATTTGTTATCATCTGCCATGCTTTATTTCCTTTTATCTAGTATATCCTTCATGACATTTGTTGCGGTATTCGTAAAGCATCGTGGTGCCACACTATGTATTAATAATGCTGGCACTAATAATTGCAATTTCACTGCAGTACTTAGTGCAGTAGCCATATGTTGAAATCCACTTTCATTTACACTTTCTAAATGTTCTTTGCATTTTTTACTAAACATTATATTATCTTTCTTTTGTCATGTTTGCAGCACTAAAACCACTGCGATTAACTAATTTACTATCACCCTGGCCAATAACGTAGCCTTCACCACCTCGCTGTCCATTCGTATATGCCTCTACATCTGCGTCACTTGCATCTAATTGTGCAATTATATCATTTTTTACTTTCATAATACCCATTATTACTGTAAATAATGCCTTCATTCCTTCAGCATTGTTATTTACATGATTGTTCATTCTATCTTTCATCTGTTCAGACATTTTAGCAGTTGCTATCCATTTTGACCAATCACCTGTTAAGTTATCTAACTTACGTGCTTTTGTCATATTATTGACGTATGTATAAAGTGCATTTTTGAAACTTGATAACTTGTTTGATTTTAAAAAATTATCATCTAACAACATATCTATCTTATTGGCACTGGAATTTGCAATGCTTGCTACTTTGTCCAAATCATCTGCCTGTACTCTTGGTCCCTTTGTGAGTATCACCGGTGGCATGATAAGAAGATTACCTGAGTTTAACTCTGATGTATCTACTTTACTTTTTGTTCCGTCTAGTTCAATCTTAGCATGTAACACTACACCTGATTGACTTTTTGATATTTGTTTGCCAATATCACTATTGCCACGAACACGATACGTTACCGTATTTGGTGTAAAAACAAAATGTCCATCTTCAAAACCTGGTTTTGTAAAATATAATAAGTCGCCATGAACATAACCTCTAAAGTTTTCTGGCGTTGCTGCTTCATATATATCCCATATGCTTGTCATTTGTTTTACAAATGCCTTACGATTAGCATCTGGCGCTTCTTTGCCTCGTCTTAAAAACATTGATGCCATATCGTTTTTACTTGTTACTTTCCCATCATATCCTTTTGCACCAAAGCCACTCTTGTCTGTTAATACAAATTCACCATTCTCATTGCGACCAAAGATTACTGCAGGCGAACCATCCCATTTAACAGTAACATTTTCAGGAGATTTCTCTAAATTCTTTAATGTTTCAATCGATTTTGCAACACCTTTTGAACCATGCCAAATAGCAAAGTCTTCAACGTGTTGAATACGTGCATCTGATTCACGTAACGAAGATTTAGCCCCTTCACCTAACTCAGTTGGAACACCAGCATTTTGTATACTTGGATTATCTTTATAATTTTTAAAAATATCTGCGGCTATATTAGAAGGATAATTCTTTTTAATTGCAGCGTATAACGTTTCAAAACTATACAAATCATCAACACTATCTAATTTTAGTATCTTGGCCCAGTCGTTAGGACTTTTGAATGGTCCTTTAATGACTTCATTCTTATTTGCTTTTGTATATCCCAATCCATTTTTCTTTTTAACTGGTCTGCGTACTACACGCACCATGCCATCGGTAGGGGAAAACATCCAACGCTCTAGTTCTAGAGGTCTACCATCACTAGTTTTATCATTACTTGCCACGACATCTAACACACCGGCAATAGATGCTATCATAATATTACGATGAACACCTTTGTAATTACTATGTTTGCCGTCCTTACTCATTGATTTTGAGTGAGGTGAATGATAATAATTCTTCATAAAATCTACATCACCTGGCATAAAGTCAATTTGTACTTTGCCTGTGCGTGGTTTGTCTCCATCTTTTTTGTTAGCATCAAAGCCAACAATATCTACTACGGTCATAAACACACTTGATTTTCTTATATCTTGTATTATTGACGAAGCCTGTAATCTTTTTTCAAATTCATCACGTTTATCACTGTCTAATTGCACTGCAATATCAATGTCACCAGAGAATTCTTTTTTGCCAACACTGCCTAGTGCATTAGATAATAATGGTATACCTAATTCTTTTTCTAATTTTTTTAATGTAGGAGCAATTTCAGAATGATGAATAACACCAACGCCAGGCATTTTTCCACCTTCGTTAATTTGTGTATCATCAAGTAAGTTCTTCATACGATTATGTAGACCAACTTGTTTTAAGCGTGGCTTTCTTGGACCTCTAAATCGACGTTCAATTCCCTGATTTAAAATTATGTCTGATATTTTCATTTTTTATCCCCAAATGGATTCTCGCCCGTAAGTTGAGGTCTAGAAAACCACAACTTAAACCACTCGGGTGTACCTGGCTCAATATTGTTCTTTTTTTGATACTCACCTTTTTCTTGCCCAGTATGCGATATGTTTTCCTGGTCTTTAGAAACATCATACGGTTTGTATATGCCTGCTAAAACTTTTAGTTTATTTAACTGTTGTTCATAATCCATTATTTGTCTACACTATTCATACCACGGCGAAACTTCCGAGGATCTTTTGTACGAATACTGTTAACTAAACGCTTTTGTAAATCATGTGATGTGTCTTCATCAAAATTTAACTCTATAAATTCCATCAGATGTATTACACCAGCAATAAGATGTTCACCCTTTTGCTCAACTAAACGTTTATTATCTTTGTCATAAGATATGCTGTTTAATTCTTCAAATAGACTTTTACGTTTCATAACAATTCTCCGTTAAGTGTATTTATCAAGTTTCGTCAAAAGCCGACCTGCTTTTAGTTTTCAACATTGCTCGGAGTGAACTTGCTGCCTTTGTTTTTTCAAATACAGGAGTATCATCATCTGATTTATTTAGAGTTGTTTTCTTTCTAAGTTGATCAACAACACTGGTGGTACCGCCACCATTGCTCGGTGTACCTGCACCAGTACTATCCTGATCTGGATCATCTGATATACGTAGACTATCTCTATCAAATAATAAACTTACTTTGCTACCAACTCCAGAAGATGAACGTGTTTTTAATAGTTGCAATTGATATTGTCCACGTTCACGCATGGCATTCGATGTGAAAATACCAATTACATTATCAGCAGTTTGAATTTTACTAATGCCACCCGCAATATGAGAATGATCAAATTCAATTTCTTCAACTGCACTACGATTTAATTGTGATGCAGTCACCGTAACAGTTTGCGTTTCCATAGAAAAGTTGCGCATTTCTTCTGTGACATACTTGTCTTTGGTAAAGGTATCACCTGCTTGGACTTTTTTAGTTGCGGGCATTAACAAATCTAGATAGTCAATACACATGCAATCTACTGTTTTGCCAGTTTGTATCTGAAGTTCTTTCAAGTAAGACCGTAGATCATTGATTGTTGAACCACTCGGAAGATACTTTATACGTAGCATACCGGACTGTTTGCCTTTCGCTTTAACTTGTAGTTCAACATCATCTAAGTCTTTAAAAATGCGTCTAGTACTGCGGTCCGTCTGCATTGCATACATACGCATACTTGAAAGTTCCTCGGATAACTCCAATGTGAAGTAGACACAATTCAACCCAGCCTCCGCCCAATTCAGGCTCATATTTTGCATAAAAAGGGATTTACCTGCCCCGGAGCCGCCTGCAAAAATCGTAATCTCCCCACGATTAATGCCACCATATAACTTATCATCAAGAGATTTCCAACCAGTCGTAATCTGACCATTGTTGTCTTTCATCCGTTCAAGCACACCTCTAGGATCAGCAAAATAATCTGTTCCTAAACTACGTGCCAGTCCAATTTGAACGGCCTCTTTGATTCTAAGTTCTACTTCACCGTACTTGCCAGTCTCAAGTAAGTCTGTGCTATCGATAATAGCCTTCTCAATAGCCTTGTGACGGCAAAATGTCTCAAACTCATCCACAAACCATTCTTCATGCTGGGTTATGTTGTCCAACTTCTCAATGTCTTGCCCCGTTTCTGCCTTAATAATTGCAGTGTCTGGCAGTGTAGAATAATCTTCACTATAATCAATAAGTTGTTTGACCACAGGACGAACACTGCGGTCGAAATATTCAGGCTTGATAATCCCTCTGATTCTAGTATATAGTTCAGGATTAGTTACCATGAATTGAATGAATAGTTTCTGTAAGTCTGGGCTATAATTTTTTACTTCTGACATTTGTATAGTATATCATTTCTATGTGTAAAGGTCAACACTTTTAATCAAACAGTGCTGGATTTAAATTGTTTTCTTCTTTCTTGCGTAATCTATCTCTCTTCCATCCTTCGCGCTGCTTTTCTCGTTTTGCCAGTTCTCCTGCAGATGGCGAAATAGGATCCGGGTCAGGTAATACTTCTACTTCATCAAGTGTTGGTAAGAAAGCATCATATGCGTTTTTATTCATTTCAAATCCAACAAATTTTCTACCATATCGCAATGCAGTTCTAGGCGTAGTAAAGCCACCACAAAATGGATCCATTACTACATCACCACGATTACTACTATATAGTATAAACTTCTCAATCCAATCTTCATTCAGTTGGTTCTTGTTTTTAATTTGTCCAGGTTTATGACTACGCGGCATTGTCTGTACTGTCAATCGGTCATGATAACTATCTTTACTATCAGTGTAATAAGCATTGGTATTAAATGTACGCTTTTGCTTGCTTGTTTCTGGCTTTGACCAAAACAAAACATGATAGTGACTACTTACAAATTTGTTTTTTGTTGATACACCAAAACTATATTGTGCAATAATATGATTAATTTCTTTTAAGTCTGTTGAGTGCAATGCATTAAGTATATGATGCAAATTTGTATAACCACTGACAATATACATACTACCGCCCGGTCGCAAAACTCTTGCACATTCTGTGATCCATTGCTTAGAAAATTCACCATATGTTTCTAATGGAACTTCTACATAACCTGGAACTACGTTGCCTTCATCACGATTATAATGTGTGTCAAGTTTATCACCCTCAATACCATACGGAGGATCAGTAAATATCAAATCTACTGTTCCATCTTCTATATGTTCACTGATGCCACTAGTGCAATCTTGATTATAAACTGTATAGGTCATTTACTCTCCTTGATATCTGTCAATTATACTATAATTCGAATAAGATATCAAGCATTTTCTATACTTTGTTTAACAGATTCAATTACCGCACGTTGTGCTTTACGTTTTGCATCTTTGTAATTAACTTCTACAAGTTGTGTATTTGAAATATCTTCTGGTCGAAAAACGAACTCTAATGCATCGAATGGAATATGTGCTTCGATACCGTCAGAAACACCAACCAAATACGGTTTTACATCCTCTGAACTAATAATTGCAATTGCATTTTGCTGACCAAGCATATAAAAATCAGCAGGGTTTTCAATTGTAGTGCCTTTGTTTTCGCCTAAACTATTTTTTAATTTTACTTTGACTGTCTTTTTTTGCTTGTTACGTTTGGTAAACATACCGTCAGTCATATATTTAAATTCGATATCTAAATTTTCTATTGTGTCCCGATGATCTCTGCCAATATCATCAATCCAAACTAATCTCCCATCTGTTGCTGCTTCAACTGTTTGTTCAATTATATCTGCCTTATCAAATCTATCTTTGCGGTCGTTTAATTGTGATCCTAAACTATATACGACCGAACTGTATACTTGTGAATTAATTACTGATTTTAATTGAGTAGCATATGTAGAAGTTTTCATTGTAGTGTTTCCTAAAATTTCAAAATTTCCCCAATAGTCTTCTGGTTCTATTTGAGTTTCATCAATATTACTAAAGATATCCAACAAATCGGCTCTCTGTTTATTAGCATGTACGTTCTTTATATAATGATTCGTATTGTTTGTCAAGTAAAAAGAGCGCCGAAGCGCCCTTTTATTTTCCTCTACCAAATCTGTTTGCTGGTCTATAAAAAATCTTTTGATTATGGAATCTTCCTAGCAAATCACGAATTTCTTTCAACTCTTGTGCTAGTTTATCATCATGTTCTTCCATTAAACGTTTTGCCCTTCTGGAAACTTTTGCACTTAGTGCGTTTTCTATAATTTCTAAATCCCTAACTGATAACTTAAAATTTTCATTTGGTTTCATAGTCCTAATCTCCACATCCAAATCGGTATAACAACTACATGTAATACAACACACAAGACAAGCATTAATATAACTATTTTATAATTGCCTCTATCGCCGTGCATTACGTTCTGTTTCCTCTTAGAGCAAAATACATTCCGCCTACCCATAGTAGAACATGAAAGTGGTCGTATAGGATCACATCCCAGAAACTTTCTGGTTCGCCTGTCCATATAACACCTGTCATAATACTGGCAATAGTAATGCCACTGAAACGTGTAATAACATCACCAAACTCTTTTAGTCGTTTGATATAGTCTGATAGGCCGCCGACTAATAATCCTGCAGCGGCTCCAAGTTCTCCTAGTACAACAACCGACCAAACTAATAGTGTAAGTTCTACTGGCGAGTCTTCGATATTGATTGGCCACTTGTTCATTCCTTGCTGAAAAAATACAACAATAAGTGGAATACGAAGTAGCCAATGAGTCATACAAAACTCTGGAATTTTGTTTACAAAGTTTCTAAACATAACTTATAACTCTGCTAACAATGCCTTTAGTTTTTTCTTTGACTTGCCTTTTACTTTGGCTTTGGATACATCATTGTCTCCGTCACCTACAACAACAATAGCAATCATGCCCATCGACTTGTGTGGTGAACACTGATATACATAGACGCCTGGGGTATCAAATGCAATTTCAACTTCTTTGTTGAGTTTTGATTTACGTGGTGCTTTCCAACCATCTGGACCTGCAATAAATTCCACATTGTGACCTTTTGATGTCGGTACCCAAGTAATTGTATCACCTACGTCAATACGTGTGATATCTTCTGAGTACACCATCTTTGCACCATCATCACGATTATTTAACATTTCTACTGTTGTATCTTCTGCATATGCATTAGTAGCAAATAGTGCCACAATTGCTGCAACAATTAAATTTTTCATTTTCTTTCCCTTTCATCTTCTCAATAATACTTATTAATAATATAGTGTATATTTGTCAAGTTTCAAGTAAAACACATGCGATAAAGTGTAGCAGTATTACATCTATTTGGTTTGAATATTCTGTTCAGTTTCAAATTCATTAACACTATTATATGTTTTTAGTTTGAGACCATAATTGTTTGTGTTTGTTGATAATGTAATGCCATCTTTTAGTTTTAACATATTCTTTTTAAATGGCAAGTAGTCTACATAATGATGCCATCTTCCATATCTCCATACCACTTTCGCAACATCCGGATGCATATCTGCTAACATTTGTGATTTATTAATTGTTCCATCACTGTTGTATTTGGTTTTTTGAAAGTCTTCATTGTCCGTATATTCAGCATGATAAAATTCTTCTGTATTCCCACCCTTAACAGTTTGAGTTGCACACTTTCCCTGTAAGAATGCATTAAATTGTATTGTACAATCGCCATCTTTAAGAACACGAAGACAAATATCAGTATCCTCATTGTATCTGCCACGCCATCTATACTTGCAATCATTTTCAATTAAAAGTGTTGAATATATTCGAGTGTTTTTTACATATGGAGGATATGATTGATCTGCTGCGCAGAAAAAACGATACTGTGGTCCAGCAATTTTTACATTTTCATATCTATCACAAAAGTCTTCCATAATCTTGAAGAACAAACCAGACTCTACACGAATACGCTGATTATTATGTAGTCTATAAAAGTCTTGAATATTATCATCTAGTACCCAATGTCTTTTTGCTTTCAATACTTCCATAGAATGATCCCAGCACCAATTTCTTGCTCTTCCTGGTCCATCACCATGATTACTGAAAGGTAATGTTAGCAATGTAACATATGGCCGAATATTAAATTCATCTAATGCAGCATCATAATTATCATAATCTTGTGGTTCTACAGAAATATAATGTTTTATTCCCATACGTGCTAATGAACGAGAAGTAAACATGGATTCATGTCTAGTTTTAGATATAATATATACTGGATATTTCGGATCAGTTCGTTTACTCATTGCCAGCCTTCATTGTTGTCATCATCGATTGCTGTATCTTCATCATCATCATCTTCTATCCAACGAAGTAATGCATTTTTAGTAATTTCTAACTTAGGATACCATGCACTTTTTGTTTTCTTTGTAAGATGTGTATTGCCAGTTAATTTTGCAAATTCATCATAGTCTTCTTCATTACGAAAATGAATTCTAACTGTTTTCCAAGGTCCATTATCTTCCTGTACAAATTCAGGCATTTCTTTCCAATGTTGTGTCCAGTGGTCTGGATTAATTTCTACTTCTTCAACATCAAATAAACTTGCAAACGCATCAGGATTTTCTAGTTTTTTCTGTTTATTTTGGGCAGCAAGGTCCATCAAGTTTTCATATTCACCAGATTCTTTTACTTCTGATGTAGGTATATTTGTTTCTTCTGTCATATCGTATCCAATAAATTATAACTTTTAAGGTAATTATAACACAAATTATAGTAACATGTCAACTATAATATACTAGTATGTTTGAATAATTTTATCAGCAATTCCATGTTTAATTGCCTCTTCTGGAGTTAACCACATATCACTTTCTGGAAGCAAGTTTTTACGAATATAACTTTCTGTTTTGCCTGTACATTTTTTATAATGGTCAAGCATACGTTCTGTTGATAATTCGAACTCTTTAACAATTGACATTAGTTCGTGTTCTTTGCCTTTCGACCCCCAACTATATTGATGTGACATTACACTAGTATTCTGTGTTAGATACCTATGGCCTTTTTCGCCTGCCATCATCAGTAGAACACCGCAACTTGCAATCATACCCATTCCATATGTATATACTGGAATTGAACTTTGTTTGATTGTATCAATTAGATGTAGTGCGCTATTTACTGCGCCACCGGGAGAATTAATATAAAGATGAATTACCTCAGGTTTTTGGCCTTCGGGCATCATATTATATTCCATAATCATTTTGACTAATGGCATACAATTTTCTTGATTGAATTCCTTATCCATGAATAAAACGCCGTTATCGTATAGTATTTCACCTGGCTTTTTTGGTTGCGCCGGAGGCTGCGGCATCTGCATTTGAGGTGGTGCCGGTTGCTCTTTCGGCGATGGAATTACTTTTGTTTCTACTGCTGGTTTCTTCTCTGGTTTCTTTTTAGTTGTTTTCTTTTTGACTGGATTCTTTGCCATGTATTTGTATTTCCTATATTATCCTAAACGCATTTTTACGTTAATTTTGGTACTATTACTTATCTTACTATCAATTATACTCTTTAGAGTATATAACTTACCATATTTATTCACTGCATCAGCAGCATCTTTTATATCATCTTCCCATCTTGGGAAACTAACACTCCAACCGTTTTCAATAGCCTGTTTAATTAATTTTTCGCCAGCCTTATCCCTGTCAGGACTTAATATGATATCACCTTTAAATAAGTTAATATAGTCTATTTGTTCTTTACTTGCCTCATTACTCATTATAGCAACACCATCTAATGCTGCTGCATCAAACACCCCTTCTGTTACTATTAAATACTTACGTCTACTCTTAATAACATCAATATTATAGATGAAGTCTTTGGGTGTCTTCATCATATATTTTGAATCTGCTTTACCAGTATAGTCTCTGCCAGTATATCCTACTATTCGTTCACCTTGTAGATAGGGAATAATAATACGTTTTCTGAATACTGGATGTGGACTCCAATATATATTAGATATGTGATCGTATATTCCTCTGTCTACTAGATATTTAGCACCTAAAATTGCCCGTCTATCTGGATGTTCACTTTGTAATATATCATCTAGTAAAACACTATCCTCTGGTAATTCGCATTCTTTAAATTTAGGTATGATGGTACTTGATTTCTTACTGGCAAACACCATTGGACCGTCGGCTAATTCTTTGTCTCTAATTGCTTGTAATTGTATTCTTTTTATTTCAGAATCAGAGATGCCTAAATTACGCATTAGCAAAATCATTTTCTTATTAATGACTCTGCCTAACTTATGTGATGCCGTAAATCCACAATTAAAACAATGATACGATATACTATCTACATCGTTTCTAATACCACCGCGCAATCTTGTATCATTTCTTGCTTCGCCATTTTCTATACAACAAGGACAATTAAATGATAACCAGCCACCACTGCTAGGCCTCTGAGGTCTAGGTAGACTCGAATATATAACTTCCTGTAGATTCATAAGTTCATAATAAACTATAATACAATAATTGTCAAGTATTATTTAAAATTTAAATCCACTTTGCAATTTTGCGACCACCCATTGGATATACTCCAAATCTGGCACCTTTAATACCAAAGTTATTTCTATCTTTTGAGTATCTTACCATTAATACTGGTTCAAAGTCGCCTTCGAGTCTTTCTTTATTTGCATGAGATGAACCGGTTGCAACAAGTTTGTTACCATCAAATTTTGGTTCACCCTGTAATACCAAATCAACATTTTGCGGTCCCGTGGCACCGCCCCATCCTATACCATAAATTGCAATGCCGCGCAGTCTGCCATCTTTTAGTTTTCTAGCAAATGTTGAGCCTTTAATCATTTGTCCATCAGGTGATATATCTCTAACTGCCTGTACAAATGAATCTATTTCTTCTTTAATACTAGGTATACGTTTATAAACAACCGCAAGTTCTTTATCTGAAACTCCGCCCCATTGTCCAAAGTCTTTTGCTTTAGAACCTTTTTTATGTGAAATCCAAGCAACTGCATTGCCACTTGTATCAACTGCATGAAAATCTGATTTAGGAGTACCTGGAGTAGAGACAAACTTAGCGACCGATACCGTCTTATTACCGATAACAAGATCAATTTCTACATTTCCTTGTTTCATTTGATCTAACATTTTATTTATTGTTGCAAGCGCAGCATCTTCGTCACGTGTGGAAAACCCTGCACCTCTGCCACCAAACTCACCAGTTTTTTCTAAACCTGAAAGTCTAACTGTGCGACCGTCTTCTAGTTCAAATGTATCAGGAATAATACCATTTTTAAGATTATCTATAACTTCTGAATTCTTCTTAATTATCACAGATGGCTCACTTTGTCCAGCAAGAACAAAAGGATCACCTTTCTCAATCTTAGTAATTAATGCTTGCAATCTATTAGGATTATCTCTTAAATTTCCTTTTACAAGAGGTCCTTCTTGAAGTTCATTATATTTCATTTGTCTCTCTCTTTTAATTCCGTATCATGACTTTAGATATAGAGCCACTTGCAGCAGTATAACGTATTCTTATCCAGTTTACATTAGCATTTACCATATATGCCTGTACTCCTGTTTCATTATTAACAGTAATATTTTTATCATAAAATAACTGTGGAGTAAGATCAAACCAATCATTGTCATTTAATGATGGCTGAACTGAAAGATCACCTTGTATATTCACTGTTCCTGTCATGCCATCAAAATATAATGCGATTGTATGCAGTGACTTTGATTTTATTGTATTGCCACTACCATCAAATGTGGTTGTAGTATATTTAACTATTGTTTCGCCATTTTCTTCGAATGTAGATGGAAAGAATGTTGTTGTTTCTTGCGAGTCTTCAAATTGAGGATATATATCATCAATAACTTCTATAGTTCCTTTTGCATTATCGTATGTGTCAGTATATATAATTTGCTCTACACCATCATCAACTGTATACATTGCAAATTGATAGAATCCTTCAGGTAGCATAATGGTATCAGCGGTGGATATTGATAGAGAGGCTTGTCCCTTAATTGCATTCGTAATATCTGCAAATCGGAATAGTACATTTTCGCGGCTTTCTCTGTCATACATTTTCCAAATGATAGTTTTACCTGTTAAATCAATAGGCTTCCTATCAGTGTCTTTTATTTTGAATCTAAGAGTATTGTCAATACCCTTATGTAATTTGTGTTGTCCATCATACATTGGCATATTTCCTAGGTAGGGCGTCATTGCAGCAGTGCCGACGCTATCCACGCACACCACTTCTATTTCTCTATAATACTGAAATACATTTACATTAATCATACTTGTATTTATCTTTAGAGCGACAATTTTTATTAGACATAAATATAAATATGGATACAGATAAAATTGAATGGATACAAGAGAACTACCCGTTTTTCTCTTGTGTTCGCTATGGAAAAAAAGATTATAAAGAATATATTGGTATTCTCATTAATACAGACAATGTAATTACATCTCTGTACAACTGGGAAGATATACCAACACCAGAACTGAGAAAAGGATTTATTGAATTGGGAGAACAATGGTGGTGGGAATCAAATAGACTGATTCCAATTAATCTATTTTTAGGTTCACAAATTCTACCATATAAAAATTGGATAATGAATATGAACTCAAAAGACGTACAGATTATGTGGGGTCCTGAGACAAGTTTAAATAATATTGTACAAAAAAGAATTAAACGACGGTCGATTCAACTTGTTCGCAAATTAGATTAAGTTGCACAACAATACTTACGGCATAGGCAATTGCATGTGCCTTTTTAAAATAGTAACTATTATCTACTGGCTTTGTCCATACATTTTCTTTAATAATATCTACACTCTTATTCAATAAATATCTTTTTGCAGGCCGAATTATAGCAAGTACTTCTGCAAGTTCTATAATACTTCTTGGCTTTAATACACGTAATACATCAATATGGCTATGTACGTGTGCTAACTGTTCAACAATTTCAGAGTACTCTAATAATTCCCACATTGGTTCTCTATTTGTCAATATAGATAAATGTTCTTCATCATGTATTCCGGCATATAAACTATTATTCAAAAAATCTAATTTAAAGTAACCACGTTCTTCTGCTTCTTTATATTCAATACTTGCTAGATTACTCACCGGATCATATGGTATTGCAGATACGTATACACCACTATTATGTTTCGTATAGATGCCATTCTTTTTAATACTAGCCGGAACATGCTTAATTAGGCTCAGAATAGCATTTCTATCCAAAATATCAATATCAATATCAGTTTGAATTTTCATTACCAAATTCCTAGAGTTTTTCCGTTACCTGCTATTATAGCACAACATGTGACAATATGCAAGATAATCCAGAATGTTCTGAATGCTAATGCTCGGCGAACATCTGTTTGTGTAATAGGTAAAAATTCAGGCTTGTCTTCATCGGTAAGACCAATCGGCATACCAACTGTTCTTGCCCATATTTTTAACCAACGTCTTTGTCCGCTCATTTCCATACCATTATAAACATTGCTGCATCATCTTTGTCTTCGAAATATATATTGCCTCGATGTGCTACATAGTATCCGTCACAATTGCTATTACACCAGTCAATTAATTCTATCAACATCCCACTACCTGGCACAAGTTCTTTTTCAAATATAATACCATCTTTGGAAACAGGAGTCCATTTAAGAAACTCTCCGTCATTAAAGTCTGAGAAGAATTTACGTCTGTCTCTAATCTCACCTCTGAGAACTCGTAACTTATCTAGTAATGTTTTTGTTCTATTTTTTTTAGGAATTAGGGCAGACATCAATATGCTAAATCCTCGTCATTGGCATCATTATCATCATCACCTTGTAACAATGCTTCTGCCGCCATGTATTGCTTATACAAATCTTGTAATACTACGTATTTTTCTAGCATATCTTTTTTTGGTTCTAGAATACATAATCTTTTTTCAATTGTTTCAAGGCGGCGCTCTGTCTTCTGTTCATATGTTTCTATGTTATCATGGAAACTGAATAAATCTAATCCAACATCAATTGTGCCAGATATACTTTGTGTATTGGATGTAATATATGGAGTATTATATGTGATACTATCAATAGTGGTCTGCATATTGATATCGTCTTCGGATTGAATACTTAGTACAAATTCATCAAAATCATCAATAACAGTTTCAGTTATTTTTTCTTCTGGTATATGTTTTTTAATTTCATTATCCCAGTCTGTAATTGCGCCAATTGGATATTTTCCTGCACCTGGTATCATATCATGTCTCCCATGGAAATTGTACCCAACGTTCTTCAGAATCTGAAAATTCCTGACTCCAATAATCAGTGTCTACAATTGAATTGGGACTACTGAGCAATGCTGCAAATCTAACATTATTGTGCCATATTTGTCCCCATTTTTCGTCTGACGGCAAACAACTTGCTTGCCAATCTTTCATAATCCATTCCATCGCATCACCACCACGATTTATATCATCTAAGATTAAGATATTCTTTGGATCTTTTTCATACCCAAATGCATCTTCTGCCATCCAACAATTACTTTCGGTATTCTCTTCTAGTCCATTTGCTGCCAGTTGCACACATAATGTATGCATTGGTATCTCAGTCATATGAGAAAGCATAACTGCAGGAACGAGACCTCCACGTGTAATTCCTATAATATAGTCTGGACGCCAGTTGTCTTTGTACATATCCATTGCAATATCTTGCACGGCAGAGTTAATTTTTGACCAATCGTATGTAATAAGTTTCATATATTTTTCCCACTATTTTTTACTTTTCTAAGTCCAATTGCTCCATCAGAATCTTCATACCATTCCAACTCAGTATTTTCATTCCATCCCAATGTAGCAAGCATGTGTTCGGGCAAATGTATAATTAACTCACCTGTATCTGGATCCTCTATTATTCCAGTTTTCCATTCATCTAATTTGCCTAATACTTTTGTAGTACTCATAATCCTGCTCTTTCTAATATACTATTAACAAATTTTACATCGTCTGATTGTTTTGAGAATTTACGAGACCAGAACGTTGGTTCTAAATTCTCATTTATTAAATTTAACTCATGTTCATTAAAATTTGCCATTGCCTCACTGCAACTATAGCAATTAAAAATAATCCAAGGGCTAATCCGTCCTGACTTAATCCAATGAATAAGACGCGGCTTACTGACTTCCCTAAAAAATACATTAAACGGTCTATCATGTTCTCTTCCCCATTGTTGCATTAATAATATACCACGTTCAATTGCTCGTTCTGCAGTTTCTTTTTTATTTAACTCTCTAATATATGTCTCATATACAGAGTCGCTACACCATTTATCTAAATGCACACTGTTATTAATAACAAAGTCAATAAACTTTTCTGGATCTATAGCATTAATATCTAATATATATCTTCCGAATTTAGTAAATCCAGTATAATAGTTACTTGATGCAAAGTTATCATATGTTTTATCTTTTTTAGATCCTTGTGTCAATGCATAAAATCTATTGTATGCAAGATATCCTAGTCTAACATATTTAGCATCCTTATTAAGATAGCGGCGCTTTGGTTCACATAAGTGAACAGATAAAGTCTTTTCACGCTTGAAAGAACGTTTACAGTATTGACATTCAAAACTCATAAGGGCATTCTGTTTCTTCTATAGTAAAGCCACCTTCTATCCAAAATTCAGAATCTTCTCCATCATCAAATCCATTGTCAAATAAATAGTTGATACCTTCATCATAATAATTATTTATAAACTCTTGATAATCTCTTGCATCATACTCTTCGCCCGTTTTTAAATTATAAAAAATAAGTTCATCCGTGCCACTATCCAACGCATTAACCATTGGTTCATCAAACTTCATGTATACATTTGTAGGTTCACTTGTTTCTTCAATGTGTGTGTGATGACCAATATCAAATGAACCCCATTTCCAATTGGTATCAATTCTCAATCCAGTATTGGTTTCTTCATTAATAAAATGTTGTATTTCACTAATTCCCCATTTTTGTTTATTTTCAATATGGAACCACTTCATTTCTTTTTCCTTTTATTCTTACCAAAAATTTCATCTATCGATTTATCATCTATTCCCATGTCAATTGCAAGACGTTTTATATCTGCATCTGAATTTATAGACCGATATAGTTCTATTTCATCTTTTTTTAGATGTGGCATTACTTCAGATAAGAACTCTGTAATAGTATCTTTCTTTTTAATCGCAGTGGGAGGTTTAATCCATTCATGGTATTTCTTCTTACCTGAACCCGTTAGGCACATTAACTTCCATATCAATTCTTCATGCTTATACAAATCGGTATAATGCTTATTTACAAAGTCATTTGTCGCAAGTAATGCTTCACCTGCTCCAGATCCCTTCACACTACTCGCATAGCGTAAGAATAACCAACTACTCCACTTCTTTTTATCATCATCTGATAATTTAGAGTACCAATCATAATCACGCCGATCAATAGCATTCAGAACATCATTCAATGGAAGTTTATCAGCCATTCTCTACTCCTCGTGGTGGCGCAATATATTTACCACCATTCACAAACATAAACATACCACATTTTGTCTTAGATGTAAAGTAAAAACAATCATTATTTTCAAAATATTCTACACTCCATTCTTCTGGTTCTAAAGATTGCTCACACCATACAACCGCATTTTTTGTATGTTGGTAATTAACAATTAATACACGATGTAATGTATCAAAAGAAATCATAACTGCTTAATACATCTGGTATGCGGTTCAGGTCTTTAACAAAATACGCACACTTTGGTTTGTCACCATGCTCAAGCGGAATTGCAAGAATGTGACCATACTTTAGTTTAGGAAAGAACCATTTTACATCTGCAAATACATTATTGATTTTAATTTCTTCCCATTGCATCATAAAATCACTTAATGGATTTGTTAAGATTGTATCAAAACTACGTTCATTAATACTTGTTAATGGAACAAATTCTAAATCACCAATTTCTCGGTGACCAATTAGAATATTCCAGTCAAGTGGCATTTCAATTTTAAATTTGCCAATAGTCATTGAAATACTCGGCGCATTAAATGTTTCAATAAATACTAATGGAATGAAAAAGAAGTCTGGATTTTTCTTATCAGTTACATCCATAACACAATATCTTATATCTTCTATTTCTTCTGGAAGACTGTTCATTTCAAAACAGTGATTTTCTGGTGTCAGTATTTTCATTAGTATTTTACCTTTTCTATGCTGAATGGATACTCAGCATCTTTATAGAATTTCTTTCTTTCTGTCAAGTGTCTTTTTGAGAATTTACATCTACTTGTGATGTCCCAGATTTGAACAAAATCTTTGTCTTTTGCCACACGGACGCCACGACCGATAGACTGAATAACCCGCACAAAAGACTTGCCAGGCTCCAAAAGAACCATGTTGAATATGCGAGGGATGTTAATACCAACGGCGGCAACACCGTAAGTAGCAATAGTGATTGAATTGGTACCTTCATTTATTTCCTTATATGCTGTTTTTCTATCATCAGATTTCATTGCTCCTTGAACAAAATCTGCTTCTGGAATTAGCTCTTGTAATGCTTGTCCTGAATTAATACGCCCAGTTAAAACTAGGGTATTTCCTGTTTTTGATATCTCTTTAATTAAGTTGGCTAAATATTCTTGTCGTTTTTTGTCCTCTAATAAAAATTTAAGTTCACTTTGATAATCTGTATATGCCTGAGGTTCTTGAGTTTGAACAATGTTTACATGACAATTCGATAATACACCAATATCTTGTAAATCTTTTGCTGCTAGTCTATTAACTATATCTCCTAGACTGGCTCTTATAGTGGCAAACTCATGATCCGACTTGGGAATAGTCCCTGTTAATCCCCAGCGTAATGGAACACGTGCAAATACACTTGTTAACAAATCTTTCAATACATCCGCCTTTGCTTGATGTACTTCATCTACAATTACACAACTCACGTCCTCAATAAAGTCCATGATGTTGTCTTCACCTTTTTTAGTTTTCTTTAGCAAGGAATTGAGGGATTGCCATGTACAGATGGTGTGGGTTTTTCCAATATCTTTCCTATCACCAAAGTAAACTCCTGCATCTAACCCACAATTTAGATAGTCTTCTTCGGTCTGCCGTACCAAGTCTTTGTTCGGTACAATAACAATTGATCTTCCATATTTCTCTACAAGTTTGGATAGTGTAGCAGTCATAATGGTTTTACCAGCACCAGTTGCAATCTCTTGTAATGCTTGTGGTGATTCTAGAAACTTATTAACAACCTCAACCTGATAGTCACGAAGACGAATAGGTTCACCTTCTGCTGGATGTCCTTCGGGCCAACATGTATCACCCCAAAATTCATCATTGATTGTATCAAATTCTAGCGTAGTATGTTCACGCCTATCATCAATGTCAATCTCATATCCAGAACTCATAATGATAGGCAAAAGATCATCTAATAAATTTAAATAAGTTCTGCCACCTACATCACAGAAACGTACTGTACCATCCCATCGTCCTAATTTATAAGCAGGCATATGGTATGCATGTGGCAAGAAAAACTTTAGTTTATCACTGCACTTGCGGCGTGTAGCAGGATCAAGACCTTCTAATTTCACATTCACTTCGTCTTTAATTAAGATTGTACATTTTTTCATATTTACATAATAACACTTTTACTGGTTCGAGTCAAGAAAAAACAGGCACCATTTGCTGCCTGTTTTAAAAATTTAAATATACACACTATACACGTTTCATACAGGTTGTTTCTGCTAGTCGCTGCCAGCGGTTTGGGCTCATTTTACATAAGTCTGCCAATTTCTGGGCCATACGCAATGAAATTTCACGCATCTTTGCCTGATTTTCTTCAAGAAAATCTACTACACTACGTTCTTGTTCTTTGGTCAACCCTTTCTGGTCAAACAACCCGCCATCACGTGCGATTTGACGAATACGCAAGATTTTTTCACGTGTTGAATCCATTGTCAAATCAAGATAGTGACATCGTGACATGATAGCCTCGAGGTGATCTTTGATTTTGTTTGAACGAACATTATCAAATTTCAAGTTCGTGATAAAGATTACACTGCCCTTAAACTCAAAACGATCTGGAACACCTTCACGCCGTAAGAAGTGAGAGTCAGAATTCCAAGAAATGTAACGCTTCTTTCCACTATCAAGAGCAGCTTTAAGAATGTTTAGTGCATTTTCATCAAACAAAATACTATCACAATCATCAAGGACTACAATGTTCTTCGAGTCTGAATACTTATAAAGCATTGCATACAGTCCGATAGGTGACATTGTACCTTTCACAAACGTGTGACGCAATGGGTTATCAGCCATAACATCAAACAGTGAATCTTTCTCAAGAATCTGTTCAACGCCGTATGTTTTGCCAATACCTGGAGGTCCACTGACGACCATACCGCGAACAATACCATCACATGTTGCTTCGGTCATTTCGTCTAATATAGAGAAACGCTCTGCGATACGATCCATAACTTCATCATCAGTTTCATTGTGTACCGAGATAGTTTCTACATTTTCAGGCTGAACTTTGACACGAATTTTTGAACGTTTGAATTCGGTTTCACTAGCATCAACTGTAATAAAATGTGTGCCGTCTTTGCCTACTTTCATTTCAGATACAACAGGAAAAATACCTGTAACTTCTTGATTAAGATATGAGCCGTTTGTTATTTGAACTACTGACATTTGATTCTCTTTCTTTGATTACTAGTTAGTTATAAACTGATTCGTTTGTAATGTCAAGTATTTTTTATCGATGTCTCCAAGGTTCTGCCAAATCTGCAAGATGGCGCTGATGATTATTATATGCAACTGTATAATTCTGCCATGATCCATAAGTATGTGTATTGGGTCCAAATTTATTGTTTCTTGATTCGGCGGCAGTTTTTGCCATCTTTTCGCCAAAAGGATACCAGTCTACTAATTCTTTGGTATCAGATGTATATACAACAAAAATAGGATAACCTTTTTTTACTTCGGTTCGTAGTTTTTCAATATTCATTATTAAACCCTAGATAATTCGAAATAACAGTCTGCAACAAGTTGTATAGCAAGATCACCATATCGTTCTCTTACTTTGTCATACACTGTTTCAACATCTTTGCCAGAATTGATTAACTGCTGGGCAAAATTTTGCACTTCCATTCGGAAACTTTTAGTGATTGGAGTATTCATTATGCGGCTTCTTTCATTTCATTGCGATAGTTATATGGTTTATCCCATTTGCCACAGTTGATATCAATATAGAAATCGTGGTCAAAATAATCAATTTGTGAATTGCTGTTATTGTAGTAACCAGTTGATTTGATAGCGGCAAGCAAGTCACCAAAGAAACGTTTGATAACAGGATCAACAGCATGTTCCTCACACCAGTAAGGATTAACTTGATAGTTGCCAGTAGTAGAGCGAATCTGCTCACCACAGCGTTGTGCAACGTTATAATTATGAGCATTGATATCGCCGATTAAGTCAAGCGGTCCACCCCAAAGATTAACAACCAATGAACTGTGATTATCAACGCCAACAGTTACTTCTCGGCCAGTAAAGCCATATGATTTACATACTGTTTTAACATTTTTTGCAATTACTTTTTTGCGGTCCTGAGAAATATAAGCCATATTGTTAGTCCTTTTCGCTGATTACTACTTAGTTATAAACTGATTCGTTA